TCAAATAACTATGCATTGGGGCATGGGTGGGGCAAAGTCCGATAATTTCTGGTTCAACATAGCAATCTGATCGCTGTTACTATCGGCCATCCAGGCGCCGTAGACATTGAAAACCATCTGGGCGCTTGTGTGCCCCATCTGGCTCGCAATGAAGCTGGGGTTGGCCCCGGCTGACAGTGACCAGCAGGCATAAGTGTGTCTGGACTGATATGCTTTGCGATGCCTTAAACCAGCTCGTTTCAGCGCCGCCTCCCATGAGTCACCAATTGAATCAACCTTGTAATGATAACCAACGTTACTGCTTTTTCTGACCAGCTGAGGATTGAACACAAATGTACAGTCATGAATAGCCGTTCGGCCATACTCCCGTAGTTGTACCTCAATCTGATACTGCTTTCCCAGTCTGGTCATTTCCGCCTGGTTCCTCAAAGCGTCAATGGCTGGTTTGATCAGATGCACGACCCTGTCGGTGCCGGCTTCGGTTTTTGGTGGAGTGAAATCACCGAGTTTCGTATAATTTCGGCGTATGGTCATCGTTCCAGCTTTCAGATCTATGTCTTCCCATGCAAGGGAGACCAACTCACCGTGGCGTAATCCTGTGTAAACCGCAACGGACCACAGGTTTTTCGTTTGCTGATGCGGGCAGGCATCTATGAAACGAATAAATTCGTCACGAGTGAGTGGATCAGGTTCTATCCTGGCCCTTTTAAGCGGCCTGATTCCGTTAAATGGGTTTTCCCGGATATAACCATTATCAGCGGCAAACTGAAACATGCCCGCCATGGTGGTCATGTAATAGTTTGCTGTCGCCACACTCAAACCGTTCTTCACCGATCCCCCCGACAACATATCTTTCCTGACATACAACAGATCTTCCCTGTTCACGGATGAAGCAAGCTTGTTTCCACCAATCCTCAGCAGCATATTCCTTACAACCGATTCATATCGGTCCAGAGCATTAGCGCAGATCTCCAGCCGTTTCAGCTCCAGCCATTTTTCAGACAGAAATTTCACGGTGATATCTTTCTTGCAGATGCCGAAAGTTTTCAGGTTTGGCGAATTGGGGAATTGCGCCGCATAGTCAAAGGTCCCCATGCGGATAGCGAAACAAACTGACGTTCGCAGTTCCCCGGCCACCTTCCTGTTTTTAGCGGTGTCAGGGACACCGAGGTTTTCCCTGACACGCTTACCTTTAAAAATGAACCATATGCGGAGTGATTTTCCGTGGTTCTCAACGCCCGTTGGGTATGATTCTTTACTCATTGTTCCCTCCCGACGTCCAGGAGCGGTGTAAGCTTACCTTTTTCATACCGCCCGATCACCCAATGGTTGCTTTTGGGCCTGAATCCATGCGTCTACCGCTTTGCGGTTGTACATGCATTCGCTGGTTGGCTTTGGCTCTCCTTCAGGGGAAACGTGCTTATACTCCCGGCCAAGCAGCCAGGATGATTTACGGGCCCGTGTAATAGTGCCGCGCTTCATCCCGGTGACCGCCATCAGCAAGTCCTCTGAAACCCATTCGTTTGGCTCGATCTGGATTATTGTCTGCATGCATCACCTCTGCTGCACTCTTTATCTGATATAGAATTCCCAGCCGCTGGCGACGGAGTTCAAAACCTTAACCGCCATTTCAGCCGTTTCCCTGCTGTCGTAACACTGGAAATAAACCACTTCTCCAGTGCGTTTAAGTTTCATCATTACCCACATACATCACCTCAGGTGCTTACCACGCTCTTCAAACTCTTCTTGGCAATCAGCGCAGCGCTGACAGCCCGCCACCAGTTCCCGGCGCCGCTCGGGTATCTCTTCCCCACAGTCTCGGCAGTGAGTAGCTGAAACTGCGTTATGGTTGATGCGCATGTTCTGGATGGTCATTTCCAGCCGGCGCTCTGCCAGCTCGTTGGCCTGATCGATGATTTCTGGCATGTCAGCGCTCCTTTATATATCCGTTCAAAATACCTATCTCCACATAGAGATGGCTTGGCGTTAACCCAAGCTGCTTTATCAGCGGCATGCATCCGTTGAGGATCGGTCGTGATATCTCGTCGCAACTTAAAGCGGGAGATGACCGCCGTTTTGCCTTAACCTCATCGTTAGCCCTGCGTGCGATGCTTCTGAGCGCATTTTTCTTTTCTTCTGGCGTCATGCTGCCTCCCGTTTCTTATTGAGGTGGGGTGCATTCGAAAGGAAAACGGCCTTTGCAAATCCCAGGGGAGTAGCACTGCGAATGTTGGCACGCTCGTCGCTGGGCGGACATTCGTGAATTCGGTTGTCCGGATACCAGTCAGTCACCAATCCGGCAAAGGACGTTCCGGATATGGCCTCGATCGCCTTTTTCTTCGGCATCATGCGGCCGCAGGCCAGCTTCACGGCGTCGATAGCCGCTTCAACCATCGGGTGCATATTCTCTGCCGGCGCCTTGAAGCCGTTACCCGTCCAGAGGCATGTCTGCTTCGTGTAGTTGTCATCCGCGCACAGCCCAGTGAACTGGTACGGATGGAACGTGTAATCGGCCGAGCCGAAGATGCTACTGAACACGCTCACCGGGTTTTCGAATGCCCACGGGCAGCCAGCCGCCAAGCCAACCATCCGGCATTGCTCAGCGACCAGCGCGGCCTTGCCCTGGAAATGCGGGTCTTTGGCGCGCTTGGACTCGAACCATCGGGGCCCGGAAACAGCCACGTCCGTGCATGGCGGGAAGCCGATGACGATGACGACGTTCTCAGAGCGGATGATCTGAGATAGCCGCGGCATCGCCTCAAGGATGGTTGCCGATATGCGCTCAACAGGACCGTCGATCGAAGTTTCAGGGTGCTGCGGGTCCACCAGGACGGCGCGATAACCTGCTTCGACCCATGGCTCAGCCATGACGCCAGTGATATCGCACAGGCAGATAATGGTTCCCTTGCTCATGCTGCCTCCGTCTTCACAACGTCAATGGCGCAGCCGGGGATCAGCTCAACGGAAGCGGCGGCGCACTGGTTGCCCCAGTGGCTCCAGCCTGGCGCTGCGCTGCGGCTGAATAACTCAATCCGCGGCACGTCGCCGTAGAGCAGTTCCAGTCGGTGCCGAACTTCCCACGGTTTCTCGCTGTGCGCGCCGAGCGGGCTGTATATCACCTGCTTAATGCCGGCGTGCTTGCGTTCCAGCCCGGCGCCGCGGGTGGCGATCAGCACGTCTTCCGTGTTGGCGCGGGTGTGGTTGCCGCCATTCATGCGCGTCTCTGCATTCAGCAGGTCGAGGAAGTCGTAAAAGTCGGAGATCTCTCCCTCGGCCAGAGCCTTGGTAATGCGCAGCTCGGCCAGCTGATTTAACTTCACCCAGGTGAAGCCCTTCATCGTGCGCACCGTAAATCCCCAGGCCTCGGCCAACTCGATCGCCTCCTGGTTGTGGGTGCCGGTGTACCACATCGCCAGCACAGCGTTATCCGCGGCGAGCTCCCACACCGGGAGCCGCTTCATATCGAGCAAGCTCATGGTGGGGTAGTGATCGACGGCGGCACCGTTGCTGATCGTGTTCCCGTAAGACCAGGCCGGGTCAGCATAGATAAGTGAGTAGCGGTTCATAGGACTGACTCCATTTCATCGATATAGAGGCCAGATGCGATAAGCCGGCGGCGCCGGGCCGCTTTATCAATACATTTCTGGCGGTTGCCAGAGGCGGCCTGAGCTATCGAGCGCTTAGTGAACAGGCGAGTTTTACCCTGCGGTGTAATGACCTTTGGCCTTGTGATCAGGTCAAAGGTGCGATCGCAGATGCCGTCCTCGTTGAGCCAGGTTTCCGATGCGATCAGCTGCGCAATGCGGCCTTCTCCCTTGGTTATGCCGTTCGCAACGCGGTTAAATTCGACAAGCGTCACGCCGAACTTCTCCGCTATTTCGCTGCCGGTAACAGGGCGGCCGCGCGTCTGAATCATCCAGATAACGCGCTCGCGAAGGCCGGAGAATTTCCCGACTTTGCCGGGCCTGCGGTAAAATGGAGTGCGTTTCATTCGAGCTCCAGTATCATTCGCTTAGTCTCTGCCACAAGGGACAGGAACTCATTCCTTCTCGCGCGAAGGCGGGCTATCTCTGATTGGCACTCAGCGGCCGTCAGACGGTAAACAATGAGTTGCTTTCCGTCAGGGAAATCAGAGCAGTAGCTGATGAAGTCAACCCAATCCCGGCCAGAGCAATCAAGGTGGCCGATTAGTTGCCATCTGTATGCCGGATCGAAGGCGCCGCGGGTGAGGGTGGCGTAGTGAGTGGCGGCAATTACCGACTTAATCTCAACCAACCCGTCCCGGCCAACGAGTCCGTCTGGACTATCCCCATACGTCTCGTGATCAAAGAAACCGCCGTTATCCACGTCGACGAAGTTCATCTCTTCGTACAGCATGCGAGCGATTGGCTCCTGTTCGTGGCCGCGCTCCATATGGTCGTTTGTGAAGCCAAACTCAGACTTGCACCCTTTAATCTGCTCAAGAGCTAACTGAAGCGCATAACGCTTGGCTGGCTCACCAAACGCTTTGCCATCGTTAGCCATAATCAAGCCGAAGTTTGAAGCGGTAGCCTTCCCCAGGCGAAGAGCATCCCACTCTTCCCCGTTTTGCTCGACGTCATGCCAGATCATGCTGAGCACTCCTGTTCCAGTTGGCGGCGATGCTCTGGAGAAATGTCCATTCTCGCCAGCACTGCATCCAGGTTGCCATCGCGCTTGAAGGCGGCCTTAGCGTTATTCCATGCCTGCGTTTTTTCCGGCGAAAGCACAGGTTTTGAAACGCGCGCTGGGCTTAAGCGGAGACCTTCAACCGATTCCTTTCCGAACCTGACATTTTTATCGACGTAAACAGTGACTTTCACGCCGACCCAATCCTCAAGGAATGGCGATCCGGTAATGCTTTTCAGCATCTTGCTGTTGGTGGCATTCAGGATCATTGGCTTAAGCTTTTCGCCAGGGCGCAACTCGCGCTCCTCAAAATAAGCGGTGTTAAAAACGTCTTTAGTTTTTTTGGTTTTATCGCTTTCTAACGTTGCCCGGGCAATCGTCAGCACCGTGGGCTCAACGATGTCGGCGCTGCTCAGGTATGGAGAGTCAAAAGCTTTTCGGTAGTGAGTTTTAGATTCAGACATTTCATGCATCCTTAAAACGGGCAGCCGGTGCGGTGATCCCAGTCGTATTCCGCCTGGGCGTAAGCTACTGCCGAAATGAGATCGTTATATGCCTCGCCAGCTGCATCGCTGCGGAGGCCTTCGTATGGGCTTTTGTCCATCGGCACAGAGAAGCGGAACAGGCCTGACGGCTCTTTCGGCAGGGCGTCGATAATTTCCTGCGCACGATCGTCAATCCACTTTTCCTTCTCTTCGGACAGCGTTTGTTCAGCCCACTTACGCTCTTCGATAACGTCATATGCGCGGTATGCGTTCATAGCTCGCTCCTGAAATTTGGTTGTAAGAATCCCCGGCGCGATAAAAGCCGCCTGATAGCTCAGTTAAATTCTTCGTTTCGATTACCGGCTGAGACCTTGTCCCAACCCGTTCAGATAAACTTCAACCAGCAAGTCGGTTGTGTAAGTCCGCTCAATCCCGCGATGCAGGTACAGGCGGCCGCGTTTATTTGCTGATGCTGTCCAGGTGCTTTCCCGATGCTTAACGAGCATCCCTGGCAGAACGGCGCCGCGGTTAACGGTCTGTGTCCCGTAATGATGACTAACCATTGAACACCCCCGTAACGTGCAGAATTTTGATAATCAACGCTGTCCAGATAACGCCGCAGATCAGCAGGCAGTAAATCAGTGAACGAATGCCTTGTTTGCTCATTTGCCACCCCAGCACGGATAGCTAACTGCGAGAACAGCAACCAAAAACGGAACGACCTTTAACCAAAAATTACGCCATGCAGGCTTGTCTTCTTCGCGGATCATCTCTTCACCTTTGCCTTATCGCGGCTAACGGAGCGTTGTTACCTATCACCGGCGCCAACGTTGTTGTTTGGATGAGATGATAATAGCAATGAGTATTAACCATAGCAATACGTATTGATATTATTTGATAGCAATTGCTATTAAATCATTGATAGCTAAATGAATTTATTTTTTTCTATTGTGCTGTTATGCTCAAAAAAAACGCCAAAGAGGGTAGCGCCATGTCGAATGAGGATGAGTTTTTCGCAGAGATGCACCCGCAGATAGCGCAGGTAATCGGGATAGCGGTTATGCAACTGCTGATTGAGAGGCGCGAGCCGTCAAGAGAGGCGCTGATAGAGATGATTCAGGTGTTGTGGCAGGGTGACCAGGTAGATCTGGCAGTAGAGTTGGCACTGGACGTGCTGATGCTGAGGGAAGAGTAGGGCAGTAACAACCCGGCGCGGAGGCCGGGTTGTTAGGCGGCTAACTTAGGTAGCCATACGCTTCTGCTTACGAAAGGGAGAACATTACTTACGTCATTGAAAAGCAAAATCAGCTGCTGCATTTGATGTCCGATGGATTCATCATCGACAACGACATATCGATTGTTGATGGTGTTGTTTGCCTGATAAAGATCCATTAACTTGCCAAGCAATGAGTAGGCACTGTTCCAAGATCCACCCTCTTTGATACTTGAGGTAAATATGTATTTCGGCGATGCAGTTTTGATAGTCACAGGAACTACGATATTGTGACCGCTCATGCCACTAACTTCCTCTCGCAACGCTATTAGGCTAGAAAGTGAGCTTTTAGACAGAAAATCAATAACATCTGCTTCAAAACGTTTGGACTGGATAGGTGAATACCAATCGATAGACATTGCTGAAGCAAGGATGCCAGCACGGATAACGTCTGATGTGACCTTGCCAAGTTCATTTTCATTTTGTGCCCACTTAAGGATTTCACCTCTCTCATTAAGCTCAGCACCCTCGCGAGAAAGAAGTTGGCGAAGTGAATCCAGCCGACTTTGATTAAGGGAAATCCCCCGCGCCTCCATGTTCATGAGGGCATCACATCGGTCAGTGACTTTGTAAATTCCATTGATTTGCTGAACGAACGCACCAACGTGCTCCCCATCATCGCAGTAGGGAAACGGACTGATTATTCGCAAGGACTCTTCGCCTATAGGAAGGCATTCATATCCGAGCCTGGAAATTATCGTTGAGCACATCATAGCAATTGAATTTGTCCAGAATCTTCTTGGGTTGGCAAAGGAAGGGTTCCTATGCATGTCACATTTAGTTTAGAGCAGAAAAAACTCCAATGCCCTAATACGTCACTTGGTGCAATCTTATCTCGAATGATAAGACCTATTTCATACGGCAACGCTGATTCAAAGTAAAGGTGATAGTGTGGGCCAAGAATGCTTTCTGCGTAGTCTGGGTGTAACACTTCCACACGGTTCGTATGCCTGTCATATGGGTACGAATCCACACCAAAAACTCTACGCCCAAAATATAGGGCAGCCATTTGAATTTTAGGATAATCACCGTATTCATCAGCAGGACGCCATTGTAAAACGAACTTCATCCCTGGCAATGGTGACCCAGATTCATAGGGAGTGATAGCAGTCTGGAGCCACATCGGCGATCGCCCTGGTGGTGGCTTTTTCACCCATTTAATGCTGGTAACGTCCACTGTTTTATTGGAGTAAAGGACGCTATCAACATCTAGCTGTAGTAAGGAGCTTTCGTTTTTCTTTGCCACTAGATATCCGTTTGCCTTTCCATTTCAGCCTATAAAATATCAAATGAACTTACACATAAACTCGCTATCACCAAAACCCTTCACCAGGCAACAACTGGCTACCCATGCTTCCTGTACGTCTGCGGCATGCTGCCGATCACCTTGCCGAACACGAAAACCCGATTCATCTCGTCTTTCTCAATCGGGTCCCAGGCTGCATAGCTCTTGTTGTCTGAGATAACCAGCAGCTTGTCCTTCATCTTCTGCAGGCGCTTGACGTGGGCTGTGTCGTCGTACAGGAAGGCGTATATCCCGTCGCCGTCGAAGCTCTTAACGCTGATGTCGACAAACAGCAGATCACCCGGCTCAATCGTGCCGGACATGCTGTCGCCCCGGACGTTGATGATCCTGATGTTCTCAGCCTTGCGTCCATCGAACATATGGCGGGCTTCAGCTGGCTCATACTCAACAGAACGGATAATCTCTACGAATTCCTGGTTCACGATGCCCGGACCGGCACTAACCATAAGGTCCAGCACATCAATCCTGAACGCATCAGTATCCTGACTTTTAACCTGGGCAGCGCGAGGAAGCTGGCCGCCATCGCGCATCGGTCCATTGCCGGTTGATAACCATTCAGACCTGACGCCCAAGGCGTTAGCAATCTCGACAATTTTTGTTGAACCCCTGGCGTTTCCACTCACCAGGCGCCAAATGGTCGGCTGAGCAATACCTGAAGCCTTCGCAAGGGCCCCTTGGGACATTCCGGCCGAAGCCATGGCCTCGTTCAAACGATCTGCAAGAGTTTCTTTTTTCATAGTCTCAAATTTATACGCTTGCGTATTGATGGTCAAAACACGTTTTGCTATTGCCAAAACCAATACGCATTGCTATTATCACTTTGCACCAATACTTATAGGAATTGGAACATGACGAACAAAACCATCCAGAAGGCAATTGATATCGCTGGCAGTCAGAAAAAATTGGCCGATCTGTGTGGCGTAGCGCAGCCGACAGTTTGGCGCTGGCTGCATGGCGGCGGAATTGACGCTCGCTATGTAATGAAAATCGTGTCTGCAACCAACGGCAAGATTAAGGCGGCAGAGATCAGGCCTGACCTTGCTCAGTTGCTGAGCGCGCATTCAACGGCCGCCTAACCGGCGGCCTTTCAATCAACACCAGAGGAAGTATCACAAATGGAGAGTTCAACGACACGCAACAAAGTGGAGGCTCGCAGGATAGAAAGCTGGTTACACAGCCAGATAGCTGAACTGGGAGCCACAAATATCGCCAAAGTGGCCGGAGTGAATAAGTCGACGGTGAGTCGCTGGCGGGAAAGTCTGCTGCCGAACATGTCGTTACTGCTGGCCATCCTGATTTCTAACAGACCGGGAGAGAAAGGTGACTTTGAAGCATGAGTGGGAACAGAAGGGCGAAAGCCGCAGTGCGCGAACACTTACGGCTTTCAGGTGCAAAAACGAAGAGGTAATTGCGAGGTAATTATGCCTGGTAAATCTGTAAGAGTAAACAATCCGGAGGTAGCACGTGAGCATGTCACTTATGGCGAAAGCAATGGGGGTCAAAGTGGGAAACTCACTGCGTAAGCTCGTTCTTATCAAGCTGGCCGACAACGCCAACGACAAGGGCGAATGCTGGCCTTCGTATCAACACATTGCCGACCAGTGCGAATGCAGCAAATCCGCTGTTCGCAATCATATTGATGCGCTTGAGGATATGGGGCTACTCAAGCGTGAAAATCGCGTTGGGGTTAACAACGGGAAGGGTAATACATCCAACGTGTATTATCTGAACCTTGATGCCACCCCTATGCCACCAAAAAGCACAGGGGTATGCCATGAAATAGCACCCCCTATGCCATCTGATGGCACACCCCCTATGCCACCAGATGGCACCAGAACCAGTCACTCTTTTGAACCAGTCACTGAACCAGACTCTCTCTCTGCGCGAGGGCAGTTTATCAGCGAGGCTGCAAAGCGACGGATCGGGATTTCACCCAACGGGGAAATACCTTTCCCTCCTGCCTTCAAGCCATCGGCAGATCACATTGCGATTGCCTCGGAGAAAGGGATCAACATTGAAACCGAGTTGCTGAACTTTCGTGATTATCACCAGGCCCGCGGCACAAAGCTGATCGACTGGAACTCGGCATTCCGGGTGTGGCTAAGGAACGCGAGAGTTAATCCGCTTTCCGGGCGCCAGAGAAGCGAACCTGATTCCCCACACTGGAACAGCCCTGAAGGCTGGAAGGACTTCATATGACCGCTCAGCTTATGACCGCGATCAGCAATCGCGATGGTGATGCGCTGGCCAGAATGGTTGCAGGGAGTACGGAGCCGCAGAGGCTTCTCGATTTCGAAGCTGAAAGGCTGGTTGACTCTCTGTTCCGTCAGCTGAAGCAGATCTTCCCGGCGTCTACCCAGACTAACCTGCGGACCGACGCCGAAGAGAAGACGGCGAAGCGCCAGTGGATTGCAGCTTTTGCCGAAAACGGAATCCGCACCCGCGAACAGTTATCCGCCGGTGTGCGCCACGCGAGAGCCAGTGAATCGCCGTTCTGGCCATCGCCGGGCCAGTTCATCAAGTGGTGCAAGGACAGCGGCACCGTGCTCGGCGTGACTCTTGTCGACGTGATGAACGAGTTCCACCGCTACAGCCGTGAGAAGGGGCTGCATACCGGCGGTGCTGAGCGCTTCCCGTGGTCTCACCCTGTCATGTACTGGGTTGTTACCGATACCCGGCGAGCAATGTACCAGCGCCAGCTCAGCGAGGCAGAAACCGAGAAATACGCTGCTAAAAAGCTGGAAGACTGGGCGCTGAAAGTCGCCGCCGGAGAACAAATACCGTCGCCGGTACTGGCTCTGGAGAACAACCAGGAAGCCATTCCGACAAACCATGTCAGCCGGCAGCAGGGGTTTCACCCTGAAGGCAAAAGCTTCGGATGTATGCCAAGCGCGGCATCGCTCGGTGCGTTAACTCCGGCTCAGTGGCTGCGGGATGAATACCTGCGCGGGAAAGAGAGAGGGCTTATCTGATGAAAAAGAACTCTGGCAAACAAGCCGTTATTAACTTCATCGGCCAGCATCCTGGCTGCAGCTTTCAGGATATCCGCCGCGGTACCGGGCTTGACTCTTCAGTGGTCAATTCCTCCCTTTGGCAGATGAACAAAGACGGCCAGGTTAAGCGAGAAGGTGAGTGCAGGAGCTATCGCTACAGCCTGATCGAGACGACAGCTGTAACCGAAAGTGATCCGTTTGTTCAGTATCGCCAGCGTCCTGGCGGCGTAAACCCAATGACCAACCTGTTTAACCAGTGCCTGGCGGGAGTAAGAAAATGAAAAACGAAATCGAATTCAAATTTGGTGATTACGCAACCATCGAGCAGAAACGCCACGGTGTACCTAACGAGATGTTTGTTCATAAGGTGGTTGGTCAGCTTCGTTCTAACACCTGGGTTGATGTTCCGGTGAGAGTTCCGGCGACTGAGACGCTGCACGGTGAGATGGAGGACATTTGTCTTTGCATCTGCTGCGGAATTGACGAGACCAAAGTTCGCCGTTATCGCGTCAAGGATATGCGACGCCATTCTCCTGTCTCTTTGGTGGCTGATGAAAAGAGCGGGTCGACTATCACATTACAGGCAGTAAACGAGCTCATCGCCTCCCTGGAGAGTGCAGGCGAGCTGTCGATCAGAGAGCAGAAGTTCCTGAAGCTGGCGAAAGCGTACCATCAGCTGGCTGCGGAGAATGCACGATATTCGATGTCTGCAGGTCATGCCGACCAGAGGATGGCTGAATCTCGCGCTGTGCGCTCTGCTCTCGGCTTTAAGCCAGATGCAGACGATGTTTCCCCATCCGATCTGGTGGAGGCAATAAACCAAATCGTGGCGGAGTTATGCGTCATTCGTACTGCTCACCCTCAACCTCTTGGACCAGCAATGGACGCTGCGATCGATGCATTTAATGCGGAGGAAATGCCAGAGACTGGGATGCTCAACGCTCACTTCATCCTGCGTGAAAGCATCCGCATCAAAACCCCCGCCACCGATCGCATCGTAGCCGGGATTAAGGCTGATGGTGTGGAGTCAGGAATAAAAACCATCATGACGATGCTGAATCACCAGGCTCCGGGCGTCAGTGATGCAATCAACGTGTTGCGCGTCCACTCCTCTGAGCTGCGCGAGGGGGCCGACAAATGACTGATAAAATTTTAGATGGGCAAGGTAATGAGATCGTATTGGGTTACGCATATAAGTTTGTTTTTGCAATGCCGGGACCAGACCAAACCGTTGTGATCGCAAAAGCAATTAACAACGACGGAACGGTGAAGTGCTATGACGTTTACTTTGGCCATTGGTGTGAGTCAATCAAGAGTGGCGATCTTTTTAGGCCATTGCGATTCCCTTTTGGGCCTCAAGATTTGAAATTGATAACTGAAAATGGTGGCCAAGCATGACAACTGATATCACCGAACTGGCGCAGAGCCTGAAAGCGGCAGCAGAGAAGTATAAATCTGTTTGGGGTATTGCTCGTTATTCAAAGGCTGTTGAAGCCAGAGAGAAATTCCATGAGTTAGTGACCCCTGCCAACGTCATCGCTCTGGTAGAGGCGCTGGAGAAGGCGCAGCAGGAGAGGGAAAACTGGCGCACCAGCTTTGATAACGAGCGGTTCCGCGCTGATAAACTCAAAGCGTATATCGATGATATGGAACCAATCCGCGCAGCAGCTGAAAAACTGGTCCGCTGCAAAGGTCGCTATCACAGCGAGCAGAACTACCGAGCACTGGCGGCACTGTTTGGCGTGAAAACCCCGGACCTGACGCCGCTGGAGCATGAAAACGTCCATTATGCCGATGCTGCAGAGATGGAGATCGCAGCACTTCGCCAGCGCATCGCCGAGCTGGAGTCCCGCACCGTGAAGCTGCCTAAAAGATTTTGCCCGGAGGAGTACGAAGGAAGCCTGCTATGGTCAGAAACGGAAGTTTGGAACCAGGCCATTAGTGCATGTAATGGCGCACTCCGTACAGCAGGCATCAAGGTAGAGGATGAGTGATGGCACTGACACACGATGAACTTTGCCAGATAGCCTGCCGTTTTCTGCAAAACAACGGTTTCAAGGTGGCCTTTCATGACCGGTTCCGAGCATGGACGCCATACGGTGAGCAGGCTGATGCAATCGGCTTTCGCAATGGGGCCAGTTGTTTGATTGAGGCTAAATGCTCTCGTTCTGACTTGTTGGCCGACCGCAAGAAGCCTTTCCGTGTTGAACCCGAGAAGGGCATGGGAGACTGGCGTTTCATGATTAGTGAGCCGGGTATCGTAAATATTGAGGATTTGCAGCCTGGCTGGGGATTGCTTCACGTGGTCAAAGGTCGGGTTAAGAAGGTTCACGGCTGGCCTGGAAACTGGGAGTGGGTTAACCGGGACAGCAAGCCATTTCAGGCTAACAAACAGGCGGAATGCGATTACATGTTTAGCGCGCTCCGTCGCATGGACTTACGCGGCCACCTCAAAGAAGTATACGACGGCGTGATAGTTAACCGGGCAGCAGAAGGAGCCAACCAATGACCAAATCAACCATAACCAGAGAGCAGTTACTCGAAATTATTGAAACCGATCACGTGCAGTGTGGTGAGGCATCATATCTCGCCCGCATGGCGCTGGCCGCAATGGACAGCGAACCGGTGGCGATTGTAGAGCCGAGCGATTACGTTACAGCTGCGCAGCTTGTTGGCGAGGAGTCTCTCCGGAAAGCAGTACGCGAGCTATACGAAGGGGCTTTACGGATTGGTGATAAGCTCTATCGCCACGCGCAGCATCCGGTAGTGCCGGCATCCCAGAAGGAGCCCATTAGTTTTGACGAGTGGTCACGAAAATGCGCTTTGCAAATCACTCTTTGCTACCCTTATTTTCGTGAAAAGGCTAAGTACATATGGGATTCAGCTCGCGAAACACAGCAGCCAGCCCCGGTAGTGCCGGAGGAAATGACAGCAGAACAAGCATATGAAATAGGTGATTACCACGGAGACCCTGTAGACGTGTTTTTGCGTGGAGCTAACTGGATGCGCCAGCATATCATTGACTCCACATTGTCAGCCGCCCCGCAGTCACCCGGCAGTGACCCCGCTACCGTGCCGGGTAAATGGATTCCGGTAAGCGAGCGGATGCCGGAGGATGAGCAGGAGGTGCTCACCATAAACAGAATGGGGCATTGCTTTGTATCATTCTTCGATAAGCACTCAGGGCTGTTTTTCGACAGGATTGATGCGCCAGCAGCATGCTGCATAGAGCACGTGCTGGTAACTCACTGGATGCCGCTGCCAGCAGCGCCGCAGGAGGTTAAGGATGCGCACCATTGAAGAAATCGGCAAGCGTGCAGCATTGCTGAAGTGGCGGCGTCAGTTTGGACCGTTTGAGAAATGCCCGGTCTGCTACGGGCTTCTTTCTTCCTGCGAGCTGTGCAACGGTAGCGGCAAGGTGATTCAGGAGGATATCGACTCCTGGAATAACCCAATCACCAAGATGAGACGGGAGGTGAAAGGTGCCTAAATCCCCCGCAGAACGCAAAGCCTTCAGTTGAAATAAAACCCCTCTCCGGAGGGGTTTTATCGTATATGCTCATTTTGCATTTATCCCCGGGAAGGGCGATAATTACCTCGTCAGCCTGAGCAACTGACACGATTATCCGGCGCCAAGTGGGGACACATGGCGCACAAAACCTTACAGCAATCCCTGTCACCGATGGCGAAAGTCACCGGCGATTTTCTGCATTCAGCGTTTGGCCTCTGCGGAGGTGAAGCGTGAACATCCCTCAATGCGGCATCAAACTGCACAGCGGCAACTTCAGCGCTATAGGCAAGATTCTTCAGGAGCAGATCTCTGACGGGAAATGCCTGCGCCTTCAGGTCAAAGAGTGGCGTGAAAAACGCAGCCTGAGCCAGAACGCACTTAGTCACATGTGGTACGCGGAAATCAGCGAATACCTGATCAACTCAGGACGTACTGACGCAACTCCTGAGTGGGTTAAGCGCAACCTCAAAAAGACCTATCTCGGCTGCGAAGAGGTGACCTACACCGACTTCATCACCGGGGAGAAAACCACAACCTGGGAGCCCCGGCATACCTCCGATCTTGATACCGGCGAAATGCACATCTTCCTGACCAAAGTAGAGGCCTGGTGCGCTCAGTTTGGTCTGGCTCTCACCATTCCACATGGTTGCGAATATCAGCAACTGCAGCAAAAGCAGGAGGCCTGATGAGCAGCCTTCTCGCCAAAGTAATGGAGCGCGGCATATTCCGCGTGCCGGCGCGCCGCAAGCGCAAGGTCGAAGTTAAGCCTTCCGATATTCCCACCTTTCACTATACGGCTCATCTGGCAGATGTCCGCTGGCTGCGCCGCGCTGCCAGAAGGAAAATTGCATGAGCATTTATCAACGCATTAACGGCGCTGACTGGCGCAACATCTGGGTGGTTGGCGATCTGCATGGATGTTATACGCTGCTGATGAACGAGCTGGAAAGGGTCCGTTTTGACCCGTTGTGTGACCTACTGATCTCGGTAGGTGACCTTATCGATCGCGGTGCGGAAAACGTCGAATGCCTTGAGCTAATCGCAATGCCCTGGTTTATGGCTGTAAGAGGGAACCATGAGCAGATGATGCTCGACGGACTATCCTCCTCCGGGAACGTGAATCACTGGCTCGCTAACGGTGGCGGATGGTTCTTTAACCTTGACTACGACAAAGAACGCCTGGCTATCGCGTTGGCCCATTTGGTTGCTGGTTTGCCACTCATCATCGAGGTAATGACCGAGGGTAAGAGGGTGGTGGTCTGCCATGCTGATTACCCTCATAACGAATATGCATATGACAAGCCCGTCAATGCAGAACAGGTGATCTGGAATCGTGAGCGAGTGAGCGCGGCTCAGGATGGGATTGTGAATGAAATATCCGGTGCAGACCTGTTTATTTTTGGTCATACCCCGGCACATCAGCCAAGCCAGTACGCCAATCAGATGTATATCGACACCGGGGCTGTATTCTGCGGCCGCCTGACCTTGGTGCAGATCCAGGGGGGTGATAATGCTTAAACGTAATCAGCGCCGGTGCAAAATCTGCCGGGAAAAATTCACCCCAGCATTCGAAAACCACCGTTGGTGCTGCCCTGAGCATGGAGCTGAATTTGCCATGCAGGAACTGGAGAAGAAGCGCGAAAAACAGGCCCAGGCGAAAGCGAAGAAAGAGCGCGCAGCCTGGCGCAAGCGCAAAGCCGCGGTGAAGCCTCTCCGACACTGGGAAGACATGACCCAGCGCGTCGTTAACGACTATATCCGCGAGCGTGACCACGATCTGCCGTGCATCAGCTGCGGCACATTCGAAACAGTTCAGTGGGAAGCAGGTCATTACAGATCCCGCGGTAAAGCATCGCACCTGCGCTACAACGCGGACAACATTCACAAGCAGTGTCATCACTGCAACGTGCAAATGTCAGGTAACCAGCAGCAGTACCGCATCGGCCTGGTAGAGAAAATCGGCGCTGAGCGCGTCGAGGCGCTTGAAAACAACAATACCCCTCACCGATACACCATCGAAGAACTGGAAGGTATCAGGCGCCATTACAGCGCGCTACGCAGTGCGCTCATAAAACAACGGGAGGCTGCATGAAGATCACCTATAGCGACGAAGGGGCTTATTCCCGCATCTGGCTGACTGGCCCGTTTTGGCAGCTGGCTATGGCCAGACACATTGCGGATGCTGGTCTGGACGAGTCCCCGGTCAATACCTGGGAGTCTCGCGGAATTACCTTCCAGATCACCCTGTACGGAAAGAGCGCGTATGTGCTCAGGGCATATAAGGCGATGACCAAGGCTATGGCGAGGACGACCAAATGAGCCGTGACGTTATCGAACGCATCCGCGACCGCTGGCAAAAGCTCCGCCTCTGCCGGCACCGCGGAACCGTACTGGTTGACTACCGCATACTGAGAAATTTCGTTCGCATCTATCAGACCCTGGGAGAGACAGCATGAAACTGGAATTAACCAACGAACAGCACCAGTGGATAGATCAGTGGCTCCAGCTTTGGGGCGCATGGTGCCAGACAGGGAAGATAGACAAGGCGATGATAAATATGATCGCCAAGTTCATGGCCACCGTTGAGCCGCAAGCACCATCAAGGCCTGTATGCAGCGATGATGATGGGTTGCTGATTGATGCCGTAATCCGACACTACCTGAAAAACGTAGATGAGAACGCATGGAAGGTGATTTTTGCCTATTACGTCTGTAACTCAAGCGAGATAAGGATCGCTTCATGGCAGCATGCTGTGAGCAAACCTCGCCTGATGAAGACCCGCGCCGGAAACCAGTATAAGCACCCGAGCATTTCAACCATCCGCCGGGAAGTTAAGCAGATTATCAACGCGGCGCTCTTCTGCCTGTACCAGCCGCTGCAAAATGCGTTTAACGATCGCGAAAGCGTGAGGAAAATTGCAAAAAATAGTCATAACGTGCTTGCATTTCAATGAACAAATGAGCAATATATTTAGTGTAGGTTGCCGTATTTGCGTTTGACCTATCAGAACACCGAGCCTCGCCATTGCGCGGGGCTTTTTGCTGGAACTAGTTCTGAACATGCAATAAAATCCAAGTTACCTCATGGTCGGTGGGTCAATTTGGATGAAAAAAATTATTGTAGGGATTATCGCAGTCGTTGTTGTTTTGTTTCTCTATGGCGTTTACACAGCTAAATCGCAATTGAGTAATGGCGTTTCTTTGTTTCAAGTGGCAGTGACATACCATTCAATGAATCCTGTTAGCCAATACGGCTATCAATGGGTGATGCGTAACGATTCTGGTATGCTTGGAGCAGTTCAAAAAATGAATGAATCATACGAAAAGTTGAAATCAGAATAACCATACTCAGGAACAATAAATAAAGGCCACCATCTGGTGGCCTTTTTTATTTTCAGGGTCGCGGGAATCACCCTCGACGCTTTGTTGGTAAATCAGCCCGACGGCCCTGACCTTCTCACACACAGCTTCCCGATCTTTCATCGGAGGCGGTAACTATGGCTAAGCGTATGCAAGACAAAGAGAGCATTGCCGGGATGTCCTGGCTGGTTCTGCTGATCATTGCTTGCTGG